GTCTACCGCCGTTGGCAAGCGCCCGAGCGCCCGCACAAATGCGACAGAGCTATAACGCGTCAGAATTTCTTAATGCGTCGATCACATCAATCGGCGTCGAGCGGATGACTGCCGCAGCCATATGACGTTGTCCGTCAATCGGCTCCTCGACACAGATTTGTTCGTTGAACTATCTGTCAATTTCCTCTGGCTAAGAAACATTACCGTTATTTAATCAGCATTATCATTATTTTAGTAACCCCCTACGACCTGGAACGTCTATAACTCCGTGCATGCTGTTGGGCATTCAGGTGTCCCGGAAAAACCGCATGGTACAAACACGGAGTAAATAGCTTTGGAGAGCAATAAGATCCTGTCGGTGGAGTCACGGGCCCCGGCGCTCGAAGTGCGGGACTGGGTGCGTGGCGAGGCCCTTGCGAGCTTCCAGCCGGGTAAATTGTACATCCTTGAGTTTTGTGGAACCACATGTGACGGTTGTGATCGGGCGATGCTCAATCTCATAGAGCTGCAGGAGAGTTATAAGGACAGTGGAGTTGAGGTCGTCGCGGTCGCGGCACACGAAAGGGCTGCATCCGCCGAAGAGGTCCGCAGCAAGCTTGAGGCGTGGTTGGCTAAGTTCCCGGAGTTGAACTTTCCGTTCGGGCTCGACGACACAGGCGCAATGGACACGCTTTGGATGGAGCCGAGTTCTTCTATCGTGATTCCGAGGGTGTTCGTGATCGACCGAGACGGCTCCCTCGCCTTTATCGGCCATCCGCGCGACCTGCATGAGGTTCTGCCGAAAATTCTTGACGGCACCTGGCGCACCAGCGCTCGAGCGAAGGCAACGGAAAGCGAGCGGATCGCCGGAGATGAACCAAAAGCGCGCAAACATGCGCTGTTGCAGCCGATCAGAGGCAAACTAAGGGCGGCGTGCGAGATAGGGGATTGGAAGACGGCCCTTGCGGCGGTCGAAGAGGGCATCGCCCTTGATCCGGACAACTACAATTTGCGCGCTACTCAAGTCGATCTGCTGCTTGATAAAATCTGCGACATGGAGACCGGCCTGGCGGTGCTATGGCAATTCGTTCGAGAAGCCATCGACAGAGGCGGCGCACATTGGCTAGTTACGGCGATGATGCAAATCTTCCATCCGGTGGTTGGTTGTCAGAGCCTTCCCGCTGCCGAGCGTTTCGCGATGGGCAAGGAACTATCAGAACACATCCTGGCCCTTGATTTCGCGCAGTGCAATCAGCCGGCCTCCCTGGTTTTTCCGGAGGTGGCTCGCTACTACCATGAAATCGGCAACAAAGACCGCGCCGTCGAGTTGATCGAACTTGCGTTGAAGTCGCTGGACGGACCAGATCCTGATATGCACGGACTGAAAAAAGACCTTAAACCATATCTGCTGCAGACCTTGGCCAACTACAAGGGCGAAGAGGTTTGTTACGGCGATGTTTGTGTGGTCCCTCGGACGAATACTTCGAGCGGTGCCACGCCAAAGGCGGAGACGAAGAACCTCGATGAAAGAGGAGCTCTTGAATGACCTCTATTCCATTTGCACCGGAGCTCGGCGTCTTCTCGTAACGGAGGCGCTATAGCATTTCCCTGTCTGAGTCCGCGCCCGGGGAACGGAACAAAAGTCGGCCGCACCACTTTCTGTGGCGCCGAGCAATTCGGCATTCAGGTCCCCCAACCTGTTACTGGTGCCCGCGTTTAGTCCCTTTCGCGGGCACTTTTTGTTGTGTCGATCTATTCCTTGCCGAGATCCGGAACATTCCAACGAACACGCTGTTTGAAGATGGTTCCGCTTCAGTAGGTTATTTTCTCTGGAATCGTCGACTGAATGGACACACGAGTCGACCAACTGCAGCGCTCCCTTTGAGTTGTGCCAGGAGCGCTGCCTTTCCAGCAGGGCAAATGGGATCTTAGGCCGGGTCTTAGGCTTGCCGCCGAGCGAAACCTTTGAATAATCCGGATTTGTCAGCCCAAGCGGCACTCGTCAGCCGCTCGTGTGAGTGATGCCTCAGAGCTGCCCGCGTCGTCCCTTCTAGGAGCTCTGAGGCGCCCCCGTTTTACAGGACTTTCAATGACGCACGACCGAGACGATCACAGCCTACCGGATGAAAGCCCATCCACTGACGAGAAACCTGCGCTAGACACTCCACAGAGGACGATGGCAAATCGGCGGAAGTCCGTGGGCGTTAGCCACGAACGCGATACCGCCCGCCTGCCGGCGTTGGAATATCTCGGCAGAAGGTGGCTGTCACATCGCTAGCAGTGACGGCATTAACGCCGGAGCTGCGCGCCGTCCCGCTGGCTGGCCTCAATCCTCTGCAGGATCTCGCGCATTACACGTGTATCGATGGACAGGCTGTTTAGCGTGTTCTCTACGGCCTTCATAGAGGTGGCGGCTTCGGCCGCCTGTTTCTCCACCGCCGATATTCGAAGCTCGTGATTGTCGATCTGCCGGAGCGAGACTTCGGCCGCTGTCAGACGCTTGTCGAGGCGATCGATGGAATTGGCCTGCGAGTCTTGATTGGCGTTCACCCTCTCCCACGTCGCGCCCCACGCCACGAGGCCGCCGGCAAAGCCGAATAGGATCACCAAGGTGTTGAGGTTGTATTCGAACCTCCATTTCGGAGTTGCGACCATCTTTTCGGTTTCCTGTGTTTCAGCCAATGCCCTGCCCCTCGTATGCAATGCTGGATGGTTACTGCCGCGCCGCGTCGTGGCGTGCGCACTCGCTCTGGGTCCAGGCGCGAGCGCCGCATAGCCCCGCGACTGTTTCGTCGATCTTGTCCTGATCGGCCGGCCTTGCGCCTCGAGCGCCAATCAGGGACGTGCCGACAACGGCTCTAGCCGCCTGGTTGAGGCGGTCTTTCGACGCACTGACCTGTTGCGTTGACGTACAGCCGGCCGCGCTCAACGCACAGGCGGCGGTTAAAGCGAGCGCGATCAGCCTCATCTCGCAGTTCTCCGATTGCTTTATTGGTTGCGAAATCCAGTTCGGCGCGTTCGAATTTCCGGCCCTCTTCCCGCGCTTCGGGATGATCCAGAGCGCGTTGACCGTCTGCATGCCGACAAAGACGATAATGCCGCCGGCAGCAGCCCCAGCCGCTAGAGAGAGGCGGCTGAACATCACGCCATCCCCTCGACCTGTTTCGCCACCGCCTTCCGATCAGCGTTCTTGCGCCAGTAGAGAAAGCCGGCAATGCCGCCGAAGGCGACGAGGATCAACAAGAGGTTCTGCCACGGTATGCCGCCGATCGCGGTAAGCAACGAAGCGCCGCCGCCGATGACAGACGGCGTGATCACCTCTTTCGACTTCCACCACGGCGCATCGAGACTGGGCGGCGTGACGGGAACCGGTAGCAGCTTCTCCTCGGTCACCGGCGCGGCTTTGACCTCCGGCCGTGCCGCTTCGCCCGGGGTGAGGGCCACAAGCGCCGTATGCATCGCAGCGCGCGTTTTCGGTCCGACATCGCCGTCCACCTGCAGGCGCTGGTCGGCCTGGAACTGAAGGACGTTGTCGGCGCGGTAGCCGAGCAGCACGAGCGAGATGCGCGCCAGCCGATCGAAACGATCGGAGAGGCCATTCTTTCCGCCGTTGATCTTCTTGGTGATCGTCTCGGCGTCGCCCTGGTCGGCCCAACGGTTCAGATCGCGTGTGTCCCAGTAGAACAGAGGCACCAAGCCTTCCCATGGATCGGCATTGACCGCGTCCGGATCCTTGACGAAGTCCGGGCAATCGAGGCCAGCCGCGCGGCACCAGTTGCGGAACTGGCGATAATTATCCTTGCCGGTCAGTTGCATTCCGGTTCGGCCGCGGTAGAGATGTCCGTCGCCATCCTTCTCCGGCGTGTTGCCAAGATCGGTGCGGGTGTCGTAGCGCTGCTGCGCCGGCGTCGGGCCCCAGAGCTCGCGGTCGTAGCGGAAGTCTCCGCTTTCATGCATGAGCTGGGCGAAATACTGGGAGAGACGGTGCGGCCGATCCATGCCGAAACGCTCCCCGTACCTGTCCAGTGCCACAAGCACGGACGCGAGGTTGCTCTCGTTCACCCTGCCCTTTGCGGCCGCGCGAACGTGCTGAGCGGTGATGGCGCTCATTGAAGTCTCCTGGTTGTCGTTGGGGAATATTCGGCAGCTGGTTTGTGGCGGCCGGCAGTGTTCGGGCTTAAGCTGACATTGGTCGTCTTGCCCCTCGCAGGCGACCGGGAAGGCTCGTCGCCGGCGGTAGCCCTTGACGGCCCGCGCCATTGATCCCACATCAATGGAAACAGGGGCTTGGACTTGGACATAAAAGACAGCGAAGCGGAAAGCGCCGGCCCAATCGAGCTGGTTACTGACCTCTCAAAAATCGCGGCACAGTGCGCCGCTTCGGATCCTCTTGACTTTGCGGCACAGCTTGCCGGCCTCGCCGAGGACCTCAAAGCTCTAGCGGCAACCCCGATCGAGCCAATACCGACATTGGCCGAGGCCGACGATCAGCCTGAAGCAGGCCTCTCCGGCATCACTTTGACAATCCAGCCATCAAGACAGTAAGGCGGCAATAAATGCCGCCACGCAAACGACTGCTGCGAGAGCTGCAGCCCCTATAATCTTGACGCGCTCGGCAGGACGCATCGCACTCCTCCTTCGGTGCGCCCCCTGAAAACGAAACGTTCCGCAACAAAGATGGTTGCCCTCGAGCGCCATCGCCGCGCCGGGGGCACGGTCTAATCCATCTGAATTTTCCTTTTGGGGTTTGTACGGTTTGAACCTGCGCACCGAGCCTCGAGCTCGACTTGTGACTGGCTTTCTGCTCCATTGGATGCAAAGCCGGAGCATTCATGGAACTTCTGCAGCGTGAATAAACGCCTCTCTGGCAAACGCTTTTCTTTGGATTCGAAGTGCTCTATCTGGTGCAGATAGAGGATGCGGAATGAAAAAAACCGAACGCTACCTCGCGAGACTTGCGCCCCATGCGAGCACCCTAACGAAGGGTGGCGCCGCCCATCAGATCGGAGCGATCTGTTGCCGAACCAATGAAATCGGCGCCGTTGAGGTGTTGTTGATCACAACGCGCGCTTCGGGTCGGTGGACGATCCCGAAAGGCTGGCCCATTAAGAACCTGAAACCACACCAGACGGCTGAAAGAGAAGCGTGGGAAGAGGCTGGCGTAGCTGGAAAAGCGAAGAAGCGAGCACTTGGCTATTTCACCTATTTAAAAACTCTCGACGACGGACGCAAAACAGCATCGATCGTCGAGGTATTCAGGCTGAAGGTGGACGAACTGCACCAAAAGTTCCCTGAGCGAGGAGAGAGGCAGGTGGCGAGGCTGTCCCCGGTCGAGGCCGCCAGACGTGTGCAGGAGCCGGAACTGAAAGGGTTACTGATGCGCATGCTCAAAGAATCGCGCAGCTAGATTTCCAGGCTGGTAATTTGGAATTTTAGCGGACGCTCATTTTTTTCTTCAAGTACCATTTCACAAAGCTTTCGACTAAGTTAGAGAGAGCAACCCTCCCAGGGAACGGGTGCGACGGTTGTGAAATGCTGCTGTCGGACGGGTCGGACAGCAATCTAGACCCGTCGCTGGTACGCTCCGCGAGTGCGCCAGCCGCCCGGTAAAGACGGCCGAGTGTCTTACGAGTGGGACGGCGAGCTATCTCATTGAGGAAGCGTGATCAGGTTCCTCGCCGCGCTAGCCGTGCCAGCCATATTGCTCAGTTCAGCGATTGCTGTCGCCGAATGGGCGAGAGCCCCAACCGCTACAGCTGCGGCGGCCACTGAAAGGCCGGCAGCTCGGCCATGAACTCTTCGAGACTGGGCTGCGCTCGCTCGCCGGCCAGCACCTTCACCAGCTCGGCCGTGGAATAGGTCCACACGGCCGAACGCCAGGCGAAGAGCGCCTCGCCTTCAGCCGAGAACTGCGGGTTCGGATCGCCGCGATAGGTGATGGCGGTCTGGATGCCGTCATATTGCCGCTCGCGCGCCTTCGCATCGAGATGCGCCTGGATGGCGGCGGAGTATTGCGCCTGCAGCATGGCGCGCGCTTCTGCCGCCTTCTGCTCGGCCGTAACAACTTTCGATAGGTCAACCGTCCACATTGGCAGGCTCCTCTTCAGCAGTGTCAGGGATCGACGGCTGCGGATCGGCCGGCAATGCAATCATCCCGTCGGGCGGGTCGATGAGTGGCGGTGGAAATGCAACGGCCTGAGAAGGGCTCGGTCCGTGCGGCAGGATGAGCGTCAGGTGAAGCTCGCCGGCGATCCGTTCGACGGAGCCGACAAGCCATTCACAAGGAACCTCGCCGGCCGGGATCGTCGCGCCGTCCGGCAAGGTCGAGAAGTCGAATGGCACACCGTTGATCGTGAAAACGTCGCCAGCCTTGGTGACCGTCAGGAGGTCATCGCGGCGTTGGGGAGAGAACTTGATTTGCATTAAAACCACCTTCCGTAAGCTGACCATTCATAGGGAACATCGTTTGCGGTCGAGCCCGACACGCCCATCCT